CACTAGGCAAGAACGGAAAGGTTACTAAGATCGGTGACGACACTCCTTCTGACGGTCAATACCTTTCGTGGGATGCTCTCGGTGGCCGCGGTGCCTGGACAGACGAAATAACCGTATGGGGCATGTCGGGTTCCGATGCACACTATTCCAGCACCGAGCTTAGAACTTCTGGAGACTTGAATGTTTCAGGCACCGTCTTGGTCGGACCCTCCGGAGGACTCATCGCTCTCCTCCCCAACGGAAGCATCTCAGCTCAGGGAAACATTAGCGGTCTAGACATTACTGCTACCAGTGATCTTTTCGTAGCAGATAATATTTATCACTATACCGACACAGATACAAAGATTGCTTTTACTACCGATCAGATAGATTTCTGGGCTGGCAACGTAAACATGCTAAGGTTCGATGAAACCACTCAAGACACAATCAAATTCAACCCTTCCACAGCCGACGTCGACTTTTTCGTAGGCTCTGCGCAACACACTGCCTCAATTCGATCTGACGGCGACTCCGGCGATGTACATCTCTGCGGCGATCAGTTTACATTCGATCAGGGTGAGGGCTCCCTCACCATCAAGCCGGCATCTGCGAGCAAGAAGGCGATCATCGCGCTACGTAGCAAAGACACAACCGCCACCGACGACGCAGAACTTCAGTTCCTGCGCTACACTGACGCGTCTATGACCACCAACGATGAATTGGGAACCATCGAGTTTAAGGGCTCTCATAACGACTCAGCCGGCGCCGGCGCATATGTAACCTCAGCCCAGATCGTTGCCGAAGCCGATGGAACGTGGCTACCGCAAACTGCCGATCCACTTACCACCGCCCCGGGAAGGTTGACGTTCTCGACATGTCGCGTCGGCGACAATACGATGACACCAAGACTGAGGCTCGATTCAGCCGGTCTGGTGACCGCCTACGGTGATATAGCTGTTGGCGGCGAGATTCAACACTACAACGACAGCAACACAAAGATTGCTTTTACTACCGATCAGATAGATTTCACCGCCGGCGGCGTAACAATGCTTACGCTTGACGAGACTACGCAAGACACAGTTATTATTAATACCGCCGGCGCCGATGTAGACTTCCGTGTAGAAAGCGACACCGATACCCACGCACTCTTCGTCGACGCTGCACTCAACCGCGTCGGAATAAACCAATCTGCACCCGAACACCAACTTGACGTTGCTGACGATCAGGAGTATGGTTTTCCTGCTCGCGTCCTCAACACTAGTACCACTACCAGCGCCGACGGGCTTAGAATTCAAGTCATGAACACCGCGAATCCCGGGTCCATCCAGACTTTCCTCCAAATGAGAAATGCTAGCGCTGCAGTCGGAAAGATCACCGGCGACGGCGCCGGCGGAGTCACCTTCTCCGACGCGTTTACCGGACAACACCCAACCGTCACTAGTGATCTTGTGGGTTCTCTCATGTTGGGGTTGATCATGTCTTCAACGGGAGTAATCTGGAACAAGAACGAAGAAACTTGCAGCACCGGCTTGCCCAAGGTTTCACTGGCATCAACCGATAACGATGCGGATGTTTACGGCGTCCTAAGTAAAATCGAAACTGGAAGCGATCCGGAAGAACTGACTTACGGCGGGTACCATGCCGCAGAAAACATCGGCGCCGGCGAGACAGCATTAGTGGTTAACTCGATCGGAGAAGGTTTGGTCTGGGTGACAGACAAGAACGGAGAGCTTCAATCAGGCGATTATATTTGCTCAACTATTGTGCCCGGGCTCGGTGGAAAACAGGCTGATGACTTGCTTCATAACTACACTGTCGCTAAGTGTGTGGAAACGATTGATTGGAGTTCGGTAACGGACACAATCGATCACGACGGAGTTACTTACAAGAAGTACTTGGTCGCTTGCACTTACAACTGTGGTTAAGCTCTTTACATGAAAACAGAAAATTGGCATTTTGCTATTGAGCGAACTACTTATTACTGGAAAACCGTATATATTTTCTACTCTAATTGCGAGGATTATTAATGTCTAATATGCTGGAACAAGCGATCGTTGATGCAGCGGCTCTAAAAGAAGCTGCTCTTAAGAACGCTGAGACTCAAATTCTGGAGAAATATGCTCCGGAGATTAAGAATGCTGTTGATCAGCTTTTGAACGAGGCTCCCGAAGATGAGGAGCTTGGGCTCATGCCCGAAGAAGAGCCCGACGCTGAAAGCCTAGAGGGTCCAGAAGATGAAGTGACCGATCTTGATGCTACCCCTTCATACGCGGAGGGCGAGAAGCTTTGCCCATGCCCCGATGAAGAAGAGAAGATTGAGTTGGACTTAGACCAGCTAGCTGCAGCCGTTGCTGCCGAAGAAGAAGCCGGCGGAATAGGTGGAGGCGCCCAAGAGCCACGCGAAGACGCGATGATGGCTTTAGGAGAAGGCGAGGAAGAGGAAGAGATCGATTTAACTGAGGAACAGTTGGCAACGATTCTACGTGAACTATCAGAAGATGTCAAAGTAGACGTGAAGCCCGTTCCCAATGGACACCCTGGCGATGCCAACGGTGCAGAAATAGAAGAAGCTGAGCAGCAAGCTCTTGCGCGTGAGGTTGATACAGCCACCGCCGAAGAAAACAAGAAGCTGCGCAAAGTTAGAAAGGATTTAGAAGAGCGTGTCAAAGCACTATCCGCTGATAAGAACACGCTCTCTGAAGAATACAAGCAATTGAAGAGTATTACATTAAAGATGAAGGATAACTTGCAAGAATCCAACCTCTCTAATGCTAAGCTCGTCTACACCAATCGTGTGTTGAGTAGTGTCTCCTTGAATGAGCGACAAAAAACTAAAATTGTCGAAGCACTGTCTAAGTCACGTACTGTCGAAGAAACGAAGGTCATCTACGAAACCCTTCAAAGCACAGTGGGCTCCCTCCCTACAAAGAGGGCTCCACAATCACTGAGCGAAACCATTAGTAGAAAGTCCACGTCGTTACCAAGACGCAAAAACAGGAGTTCAGCCGGTTCAGGACATGCGATAGATCGTATGCAGAAACTAGCTGGAATCAAATAAGACTAAACAAGGAGTATTATATACAATGTCTATTATTAACAAATTAACTGAAGGGATCGTCACTCGTGACGTCTCAAAAGAAGGTGCTGCCCTGCTTGATAAGTGGGAACGTACTGGTCTATTAGAAGGTATCGAGAGTAGCCGCAAGCGTGACACCATGGCTCGTCTACTTGAGAACCAAGCTAAGGAGCTACTTCGCGAAGCATCCACCATGGCTGGTGGAGACGTTGAAGGTTTTGCCGCTGTTGCATTCCCCATCGTTCGTCGAGTATTCGGCTCCCTAATTGCTAACGATCTCGTTAGCGTTCAGCCTATGAGCTTACCCTCTGGACTGATTTTCTTCATGGATTTCCAACATACCGACACCAAGCTTAACGTTACTGCCGGCGAGTCACTTTACGGTGGCGGAGTTGTGGGTCAAGAGATCACTGGCGGCGTTACCATCGATGATGGTACCTCTGGTGTTCAAATCGATCGAGGCGAGAAGTCATTCTACAACCTTAACAATGGTTCAAGTTCCCCAACAGGTTCGGTAAGCATTAGTTCTGGAGATGTCAATGACTCTGGTGAAGGCGTGTTTGCGGTTGGCGCCGCGGATGCTACTGATAAGTATCTTCGCTGGGATCCGGATCTTGCCTCCAGTTCATATGCTCAGGTCTTGCACCTTACTCTCACTGACGCTCAACGTCAGGAGATGGGTCTTGACGGAAGCAACCAGAACCCTGTGGCGCTCAGCGGTACTTTGACAACCACCAACGGTGTTTCTCAAGTCCGTCGCTTGTCTAAGGCTTCGGGTTCAATCCTTGAGGTAGTGTTTCACGGCACTGGTTCTTTCACCTCCCTTGCGGCTCAGGCTGTGACGATCACTCATCCATTGGTTGATGATTTCACTGGCGGCGCATCTGCTGGAGCTAACCAAGCTCTCGGCGCAGTTGTCGGTACTGATGACTGGGGATTGGAAGCAAACGAGGGTATTGCCGAAATCGACATCAAAGTTGATTCCGTCAGTGTCACCGCTGTAACCAAGAAGCTCAAGGCTAAGTGGACGCCAGAGTTGGGACAGGATCTTAATGCCTATCACAACCTTGACGCCGAAGTCGAGCTTACCTCCATCCTCTCTGAGCAGATTGCTCTAGAGATTGACCGTGAGATCGTTGAAGATCTCGTTAAGGGCGCAACTGCTGGTACTTATTACTGGTCTCGCTCCCCTGGTCTGTTCGTAAAGCGTACTACTGGTGTAGAAATTGGGGCGTCTACCAAGGCTCCCGACTTCACCGGTACCGTCAGCGAATGGTATGAGACATTGATCGAAACGATTAATGATATCTCAGCCCAGATCCATCGCAAGACTCTGCGTGGTGGTGCTAACTTCATCGTCGTTGGACCTGAAGTTGCTAACATCCTTGAGTTTACGAGTGGGTTCCGAGCTAAGGTTTCTCATGAGGATGCTAAGGGTACCATCGGTGCTGTTCAGTCAGGAACTATTTCTAAGAAGTGGGATGTCTTTGTTGACCCATACTTCCCACGGAACTTGGTTTTGATCGGACGCAAGGGCGGAAGCTTCCTAGAGAGCGGTTATGTATACGCTCCTTATGTGCCACTACAGGTCACTCCCACCATCTTTGGTGTCGAGGACTTCGTGCCACGCAAGGGTGTCATGACTCGTTACGCTAAGAAGATGGTACGTCCTGATATGTACGGTCTGGTTGTCGTTCGCGGTCTGCTCGGAGAACCCGGCGGAGCTTAGTAGTTGAATAGCTCAATAAGCTAACAAAGTAATAAAGCCCTCACCTCTTTCATAGAGGTGGGGGTTTTTGCTTATGGTAAACTATTTATGAATAGCGGAGGATATAATGAATGAGTTACCCAAACTTAACACCGAAGAGTACTTCGAGTAAAGCAATATTAACGTCGACCGGTTCGTCCGGAGATGTAAGCTCGACCCTTCCATACGGCATTTATTCAGATTCCAGCGACTTTATTTCTGGCGCCGTGGATCAGGTCGCCCATACCTATAAGAAACTCGGTGGTGATATTTTAGACATCGAGTTAACAACAGGAAACATCTACGCTTCTTATGAAGAAGCAGTACTAGAGTATTCCTATATAATTAATTCTCATCAAGCGAAGAATACTCTTTCTGATTATCTTGGCTCGATGACAGGCACATTTGATCACGATGGTGAGCTTAAAGCAGGGGAACTTTCTTCTAGCTTAAGTGGCGCCGGCGGTATCTCAATGAAATACCCACGATTCGAGTTCGCATATGCTCGTCGTGTAGCTGATGGTATGGCTGCAGATGCCGGAGTAGGTGGTTCTACCACAGAGTACTCTGCCTCCTTCCGCACAGTTTCAAATCAGCAAGACTATGATTTAGATCAAGTTATTCAAGATGCTTCAGACACGGGTCTCGGCGCTAACGGCGATGTCGTCGACTTCGCGGGTCTTGTGGGCAACAAGAAACTGCTGATTAAGAAAGTTTTTTATAGAACTCCTCATGCGATGTGGCGATTCTACGGCTATTACGGCGGACTGAACACTGTCGGAAACTTGTCCAACTACGGACAGTACTCTGACGACTCGACCTTCGAAGTTATTCCAGCTTGGCAGAACAAAGCGCAGTCGATGGCATTCGAGGATTCCATTTATACCAGAAACTCTCACTATTCGTACGAACTCAAGAACAATAAACTTCGTCTCTTTCCCAAGCCTGTTAGCTCAAGCCCTAAATACTTCTGGGTCCAGTTTAATATCCCAACAGAGCCATGGGAAACAAGTGGCTCAGCAGACATCGGCATCGACGGCGTTAACAACCTTAATAATGTACCTTTCCAGAACATTCCCTACGATAGCATTAACTCTATTGGTAAGCAGTGGATCCGGAGATTCTCTCTGGCACTGTCGAAAGAGGTCTTGGGACAAGTAAGGGGCAAGTTTACAAGTATTCCCATTCCAGGCGAGTCGGTCACCTTGAACGGAGACGCTTTGCTATCACAGGGGAAGGAAGAACAAGAAACTTTGAGGACAGAGCTTAAAGAACTATTAGATGAACTGACATACAACAAGCTGATGGAAGGCGATGCTGATAAAGTTGATATGGTTAATAAGATTCAATCGAAGATCCCACTAACGATCTTTGTGTTTTAGGAGTAAGCTATGTCGGATCCTAAAGACAAATGGAAACAACCAGAAAATCCCCCAAGCCCCTTATTCACAGGACAAAAGGAACGGGATCTGGTTAAGCAGGTTAATGATGAGCTTATCGAGCGCGTCATTGGTCAGCGACTCTTATACTTTTCTTTGGACGTCGACCACACAAACTACCATTCTTTGTACGGAGAGGCAATGAACAAAAGTTTTTTGCCCCCGGTCATGGTCATGGCTCTTATCGAGTGGGAAGGGTTGGAAACTACTTATACTGAGTCAATGGGCATCGATAAGGTCACTACGATGACAGTACACTTCCACAAGAGAAGGTTGACTGAGGATCAAGATTTGTATGTTCGAGAAGGGGACATGGTTAAGTACGGAGAACAGTTCTATCAACTAGTTAAAGTATCTGAACCTACGCAGTTGTTCGGGCAAGTGGAAAACATGATGGAAATCAGCGCAAAATGTGTAAAGGTAAGGAGGGATGTCTTCGATGCCGAGTAATTATCATTCTGATTCTTTCACTCTGGCAATGGGTGCAGAGATGGGAGATGTTGAGTTCCAACCATCTACGATCGAAACTATCGATCGCGCGCTTTACCAATACTTTGAAGAAGAGTGCAACATACATACAAATTCTAGTAAGGGTTGGCGCAAGGTACCCGTAATCTGGGTTGGCGCCGAACGTGCATATCAAGTTAAACATGATAAGGAAATGCGCGACAGCGGAGGCATGCTAATCTTACCGATGCTCGCTATTGATCGCGTTAGCATCTCGAAGGATCCTACGCGTAAAGGCACAATGCCAGCAAATCTCATGAACCACAAAGACGAACAAGGTGGCGCGATCACAATTGCTCGCCGGATCAAACAGGACAAAACATCTTATAATCGCGCCGCCGCACAACGCAGAACCTGGGCAGGCGATGAATACTCCGGCGACGGCAACAAGCCTACGATGTCAGATCGGTTTTCAATTTCGCGCCAAGCCGGAAAAGTTGTCTACGAAACGATCACTATGCCAATGCCCAGTCGTGTTCTGGTAGAGTACAAGGTATCGATTCAAACAGATTTTCAACAGCAGATGAACGAGGTTATTCAATCGATCCATGGCAAGCTCGGAAATCATAAAGCTTTTATGATCCGTTATGACGGTCACCGATATGAGTCTTTTATGGATGACTTCGCGTTTAACAATAACTTGGCGACACTCGAAGAAGAAGATCGCGTTTTAAGAACAGAGATTGTTATTAAGGTTGAAGGCTATTTGATTGGCGGCGGACCCAACGATCCCAAGCCGAAGATCGCCAAGCGCGAAAACGCAGTGTCTATTGCTATGCCACGCGAAAGTGTGATGATAGACGGCATACCATTACCAGAGAACTTTACAAGATTTTCCAGCAACACTGCCCTTCGAAGCGTCCGCAGGATCCTGGAATCTGCAGCCACTCGCGGCAGAGTGAAGATTTCCTCAGATGGCTCTAGCGGAGTCGATGGCACACAAGCAATTTTACATACAGACTATGTAACACAGGAGGTCACTACTGGAACCCTTGACGGTTCCAATGTAACCTTCTCTTTGGGGAACACTCCCCGCACCGGTACCGTAACCTTGATTTTGAATGGTCTAGTCCTCGCCGAGGGCGCAGGAAATGACTATACAATTTCTGGAGATACCGTTACAATGGGCTATGCTCCCGAGTCGGATGATCGACTGGTCGCTAGCTACGTTAAATCGTCATAAACTAAAACAAGGAGCGAAATGATGTGGAAAAAACAATGGAATAAACTGAAGACTGTGATGAGCACACCTGAAGATTATATTTCGGAACAAGAGGAAGTGGAAGAATCCACACCCGAGCCCGAAGAACAAAAATATTGCAACGATGAAGTGATTAATCTTTCGGATGAAGACTTGCAACCGATTACTCAAACAATCGAACAACTGCAGCAACTTAAGCTGATAGCCGGCGAGATTTTGCTTAAGCAAGAGGCTGAGCGTCAACAACTCGTTCAACATAATTCCTCATTAAAAGCAAAAATGCAAGAGCAAATCGATGAACTGCGTACTACTTACAATGTCGAACCTACCGTTGATTACGCTTTGAACCTGCCGTCGAAAGATGGCGAAGTGGGCACTTTTGTGCGTCACCTCGCCGAGGACTAACCCTTCTCGGACAGATTCATCCAATCGATCGGCTTTCATTGCGGACTTTAATGGTGGTTTGACGCCATAGTGGATACTTGTATCTATTGTGGCGCTTTTTCTTACTTATAGGAGGTAATATGAATGGCACGAACATTAGTAAATGCGCACCAGCTAGCCCCGTTTTCGGGCTCAACTGCAAACCAGCTTAGGTTCGGTTCCGATACTTACAGTAGCGGAATCTCGATGAACTCTAGCTCGATTGGTGGCTTGTCGCAAATAGCATTTGATGGAGGAGGGACAGTACAGTTTAGTAATTCCCAAATCCAATTGGAGGGTGCAGTACGAACAACTGGCGCCCTAACAGTCGAAGGCAACTTAGTTGTCAACGGCACAACAGTAACAATCGAGTCCTCAACCATTGCGGTCGAGGATCCCATGATTGAATTGGCGAAGGATAACACCGCAGCCGATTCTTTAGACATTGGTATATACGGAGCAGCCTCTGGCTCTTCCGGAAACACGGAGTACTTCGGTCTCTTCCGTGACGCTACCGATGGCAAGTTCAAACTCTTTAAAGAGAATCAAGCCCAGCCCACAAGCACGGTTAACACCGGTGGAACTGGCTACGCTCCTGGCGATTTGCTACTTGGAGACCTTGAGATCGACGAGTTAGCAGTTAGTGGCGACGTTGTTTTGTCTGGTGGAGGCTCTTTGGAGTATTCTGCTGGTAACGCAGCGCTGAGCATTAGCTCAGCCGGACACATTAGTAAGATTGGTCAATCCACTCCTACCGATGGTTACTCACTTCAGTGGGACGCCGGCAATAGTAAAGTAGTCTGGGCTAATGCAGCCGGAGATATCTCAGCAGATGGCGACCTTGTGTCAGTCTCCGGCGGAGTTATCTCAACAATCGCTGCTCACGTAACGTCTTCAGCACGCTTATCAGTCAGCACTGATCCCGATAGCTTTATAAGCTATAACAGTGCAACTGGTGTCTTCGATGTTGTCGATGCTGCGTTCTCGGGCTCTCTCGGAGCTTCAATCAGTGTGGTTGATAACAGTGCCGCAGGTCATGGCGCTCTTAGCTTCAACGGCACCAACGGCGTATTCACCTATGAAGGCGTTTCTGTTGCAGAAATCCGTGGTGATGTTAGTCGTGACGTTACTCAGAATGTCTTGTCGTATAATTCTGGTACCGGTGTCTTTGGCATCGTTGCTGCTGGATTGACGTCTTCTGCACGTCAAGCTATTGCGGTTGCTGCTGGCGAAAACATGTTGGATTATAACCCTGCAACTGGTGTCCTCGGCATCGGTGCTGTTGGGATGTCCGCCTCTGTTCGGGTGATGAGCAGTATCGAAGCTGGTGAAAACATGTTGACTTACAACAATGCTACTGGTGTCTTCGGCATCGGAGCTGCTGGAATGTCAGCCTCTGTGGATCTTCGTTTCGACGCTAAACTAGCTGCATCCGACACTGGCGATCTTAGTGAAGGTGCCAACCTTTACTACACCGATGCTCGTTGGGATACGAAGATGACTGCAGCCGATAGTGACGATCTTAGTGAAGGCTCGACAAACCTTTACTTCACCGACGAACGTGTCGATGATCGTCTTGCCGCTGTTATCAGTGGTGGTGATGGTCTCATTGCTGTCTATGATGATGGCGCCGGCACTTTCGACCTTGCTGTACAGGTATCTGGAGCAATCGGTATTGTTGGTGATAAGCTTGGTATTTCTGGCTCAGTCGCTGGTGATGCTCTCCGTTTCGACGGCGGCTCGCTTTCACTCTCGGCACTTCATGTGACCGCGGATGAAAGTACAATCGAGGTAGCTGCTGACGCTCTTCAGATCAAGAACCTTGGTGTTACTCTAGCTAAGATGGCTGCAAACTCTGTTGATTCTGATCAATATGTGGATGGTTCTATTGATCTTATTCACATGAGTGCAAACTCAGTTGATTCTGATCAGTATGTCGATGGCTCTATTGACGAGATTCACCTCGGAGACAACCAAGTCACCCTAGCTAAGATGGCTGGAATCGCTCGCGGTTCTATCCTCATTGGTGACTCTGGTGGA